GTTCATTAGTGAACGGATTGACTCCAGGATGGGGCGCGTCAGTTGCGGCAACGCAGTTGTCAAGCACCATGCCATCAAAACTGATCTGGCGACGAATGACGTCAATCGGATTGTCACTTGTCAATTCAAGAGCAGAAGCATTCTTGAACCTGAGATCGGGAGGGATTGAGGTCAATGTTCTCTGAGCGAAATCGTTCAGGCGAACTTGAGACTTGCTGGATTCAATCTCTTTGAGCTCTTCTTCTTTCAAACGAGGCTTGGTGATCTGCTCAATGAACTTCTCAACTGAGACTGTGGGTTTGCCCTTCTCGTCGATAGGAACGCGCCCATCGAGAATAGCGTTGGTGTATTGCTCAGCGAGGAAATCGATTCCTAAATTCTTCATACCGCCAGTGTTTACGTTGAACATGGGCGCGTTGTCAGGAATTTTGTATTCACCATTCTCGCGCTTCGCGAACAGATCAGGGAAGAAGTCTTTCTGCTCGTAAGGGATTACTTTGCGCCAATGTTCAGCGTTATACGGAGTCAATGCCATATCGCTCATGGTCTCATAAGCGTTCGCGAGTTGGAAGTTCTCAAGCTGTTTTTTGTTCTTGGTCATCTTCTCAATGAGCGCACTCATTGGATTTTTCAGGGCGCGATACTGAGCACCGATCTCAGTCGGGTTATGAGCAGGGTCTGGCTCTTCAGGCATGGCTAGTTGATGTTGTTCGCGGAGCGCATTGCGTTGCGCGTTCAATTCGTTGAGTTGCTTCTGCTGTTCAGCGAGTTCGGCTTCCTTCTGAATGATCATCGGTTGCATCTCGCCTAGAGGATTGAAGCCAGCTTCTTGGCGTCTCTTCTGAAGATCACGGAAATCTTGACCACCTTGGGTGATCTGTTTTGCTCTCTGAACCAGCTCTTTTCTCTCAGGAATGGTGACACCGCGCTTAGCGAGCTCCATCTGTGGACCTTGAGACGTGCCGACGTATTTGGCTATGTCGTTACGGAACTCACCCATGATGTATTTGCGGGCAGCATTTGCGCGACGCATATACTCATCGGCAGTCGGGATTGAAAGACGAGCGCGATATTCTTCTGAACTGAGTTCGGGCGCGAAGTTTTTCTTGAGCAACTCTAACTCGAGTTCATCAATCTTGGCTTTGTGTAGATCTTTTGCTTCGTCAGTCTTGAGCTCGCTCTTCGGAGTGTTCTTGACTTTGTTGTATTCGTCAATAGCTAGGTCGCGGTCGGTCGCTTTCTGATCGAGGTAAGTGTTCAGCTCAGGTGAATTGGCGAACTCAGACATCATTCGCAGTTGATCTTCAGAGCGGTTCGTGAGATTACCTTGATTAGAATATCTGCGACGAGCAGCGTCGACATTGGGCGCATCAGGGAACATCTCCATGTATTTGTTGGCTGCCCAATCTTGATACAGCCTGTCTACTTCGCGGTCTCGATCAAATATGTTGCGGTAGTATTCAGCGCGGACTGTGTTTGGGAACTCTTCACCAACGTAAGGCAGAGCGTCCTCTTCAAACTTATAGCCGACGGTATGAATCTTCGGGTTGGATTCAACATACTTGAAGTTCGGAAGGTCGGTCTCTTTGAGCATCTGACCAGCGTTGACTGGGCGAACTGCGTAACGAGGTATCGCGCCCTCGGGAACATCATAAGCTGCAGCTGCTTGAGCTTCACGACGTTGGCGTAGAGGATCATATGCGGTGTCCTCTGGTGCACCTTCGGCAGCTCTGCGGACTTGACCACGTTGATAGTTGCCGTAGGTAACGTCTTCGATAGCGCTCGCTGCTTTCTTGCCTTGACGTGAAAAGTCGGCAGCCATAGAACCTGCGGTCGGTGTCTCGGGATAGACTCCGTTCATCGCGTTAGCGTAGTCGCGTGCGAATGCCTGAGCGGACTCGCGCCCGAGCGAGGGCATTCTACCAGTGGTCTCAACCATGTTGATGATCCCAGTGCGCGCCCCAGCAGCCATCTGCGGAGACAGGAACATGCCGAGCGATTCCATGAAGTCGTTGGCTTCCTTGTCACCGAACTGTGGTGTGTAGCGACTTTGAGCGGTCTCGAGGATATCGCCTGTGGTTACGTAGGGTAAGCCGAAGAGTTCTTGCTTGGCTCTTTCGGGCGCGACCGACATGTTTGGCGTGGCGCGTTGAGGCAATGTGAACGGAGTGGGCGCGACTGCTTCCTGAACTGTGTCGTAGCCAGGAAAGATATCGTTGATCGAGAGGCGATCAGTAACTCCAGGAATGAGCGGAGTCTCCTGAAAGTGTTTGATGATATCGCCAGGAAGTCCGAATGGGGCAGCACCTGCGCCACGAACGAGGGACTCAGCTGCCGAGCCGAAGCCAGTGGCGATGTCCTTGTAAGTCTGAGGCTTGGTGAGCATCGACAGATCGTTGGCTGGCGACTTCACCATCTGCTTGACTGTGTCAGCGAGACTGAGCTCGTAACGCATTCTGTCGAGGTCGGTGTCGTCTCCTGGGATGTAGTTCCCTAGTTCATCATACGGCATAAGGATTCACTCTTCGTGGTTTAGTTTCGTCAACGTACATGTCGCTGTCGTCGGCGATGTAGTCAATGGTCAAGAAGCCAATGTCGCGCAGGATGCGTAGAGCTTGTGTGGTCGAATCGACGAGGTCGTCGTGCCGAACTTCGGGGAAGGCGCAGATTTGATTAATCAATGGATCTACCCAGTCGCGTGCATAGCCTGCTTTGTTTGTTGATTCAGGCAAGTATACGCGCCCTCTCTGAATAAGGGGAGAAATAATATTCAACCGCATCATCTTATCTGCATTTCCTGGATTGTACGAGCGCACAGGCAAGCCTGCTCGCTGTAGATCCTGGATGAGCGAGATGCCTGCCGACTTGTCCTCGATCAGAACCATGTCAACCTTCTTGCCGACACCGAACTCGTTCTCGTCTCCGTAGATAGAGCCATACTCTTCTACGACACGAGGGCGAAGCTCTGGGTACTGCATATACTCGGTCCAGCAATCGATGAGCATGACGGACATCGGCTTGTCATCTGATGGCTTGAAGACTCCCCAGACCGTACACGCGGTCGGGTCGTTGTGCGTCTTGTCGCTCGTTGCGCAGTCATACGACTGAAGCACGAACTCAAAGCGCGGTAGGGCGCGGTCAGCTGGCCAAAGTTTGAACCAATCGCGCTTGACGATGCCAGACTCCTCTGGGTCAATGATCTCAGCGTAGATCTCTTGGCGCCCAATGCTGGTGCCTTCGTATTGCATGATCTGATCGCGGAAGCTGGGCGCGAGGTTATTGATGTTATCGTAAGTGGAGGCAGACGTGTAGATCACGTCGTCACCATCACGAGCAACGAGGTCAATGATGAGTGGCTTTGGCTTCGGTGTTGTGGTACAGATTATCTGAGGATGGTTACCGAGACGCATGCCGAACTTGAGCATGTCCCACGCGTCATCAAGATAGTCCCATGCAGCGAGCTCGTCGCACCAACCACCATGGAATTGTGGACCACGGAAGCGGGAAGGCTCTGAGGCAGCAATGCCTTTAATGATCGAGCCATTGATGAGTCGTAGCTCGTGCTGCGATTTGTTATATCCGTCGGGCGCGATCTCGGGAGGGATGACGTTCAGGAGTCCCGAGTCTCCCTCGAAGCAGACGTCCCTGACGTCTCCAGAGGTAGGCGCGGAGACCAGCCAGCGAGTTCCTGGATTGCTCCACGCTTGCCACCAGATCCACTCTGCGGCACAGCGCGTCTTACCTGCACCGCGCCCAGCGAGTAGTAGCCAGACAGTCCACCAATCGCCCTGTGGCTCAATTTGATGCGTGTTGGCTTGAGCAAGCCAGCGCATGCGGGCGCGAACCGCAGCTTGTTCCGCTTCCGATAGCACACCGAGATCTGGACCAGACTGAATCTTGGTCTCGATCTTGGAGGCTAGCTCAGCAGATATCATTTCTGTTCTTTTTGCCTTGCTACAAGAATCTCTTTGAGCAACTCTTGCGTAAAGTTGTTGGCAGCAGTCGTCTCAATCGGACCACCTTCTGGTCCAGAGATTTCTGTCGCTTGCACTGCTCGACCATCGAGGCGATCGAAGAGCTCTTTGATGGCAACCATGTTTCCCTCTTCTGCTTCTTCCAGCAATTTCAGAGCTACTGTCTCAAGACGCTGCGGGTTCTGAGTGGTGATTCTCCGCAGCATCGCAGCAAACTGACCGCGGACTTGTGCGTTCTTGTTGTTTGCCAACGAATTTTTCTTGTCTGCCGTCGCCATAACGATTCCTATCAATTTGATCTGGAAGGAATTATGCGGTAAAAATTTGCTCTTCGCAACCACCAAAAACCAGCAGCGACTTCTCCAGCGACTTCCCTTAGGAAAACAGTAGAAGTTGCTGCTGCCCGAAAAAACGGAAAACACCAATGTCTGCATGGCGCAGAGGGCGCCAATGCTACACGACAGGATGTTTTTGGTCCTGTCCCCAACGACTTCCCCAACGACTTCTCACTCTCTACAGAAGTCGCTGCTTCGTAAGTCATTGATTTCATTAGCCAGGTAACGACTTCTGCAGCAACTTCCCAGCAACTTCTACCAAAATTAACCAAGGAACACTCCTTTGATCACATAAATCTCTCGAGTCTGAGAATGCATCTTGAACCGCTTACGATTCTCTTCTGTATTCTCTACTCGCTCAACACGACCTCTCTCGATAAGAGTAGAAAGCATCTGAATAATCTTCGGTTTATCTGCACCCAACTTCATAGCTTTGAGACCATTCACTGTGGCAAACTCTCCAAGCTCTTGAGAGAAGTGCACAGCTCTGTAGATCTCTTGAATAAGGTTTTCCTCAGAGTTCTCTTCTCTCTCCTCTGCACGCAGTTCTGGGGAAGACTCAAAGTAATCCGTAGTGAAGTATGCAATCTGAGTCTCATCTCCGTAGGGAGTAAGTCCGTCTGCACTGTGATGGTTGATTGTGACTCTGACTTCTTTGTGCCTCGCTCCGTCCCTGTCCTTGATGTTCGCTAGGATTCTACCTTCTACGTTCGCCACGTCAACGATTCCCATCGTTCCGTTGGAGTCACCCGCAATGGCACCAGCTCCCCTCGCTGTGAGTTTCTCATAGTCATCGCTTGACATAGAGGACTTGGTGATATGAGTCACG